TAAACATATAAACGCCACTTATCGGGCAAGTAAAAAGCCCTGTGCTAATATCCATATGATTGCCGATATTAAACTTTGCGGCATTATACGTTATGACACCACTAGATGCCATTGAAGATGACCTTACAACATGAAACGCTGGCCTTGCAGGTGTCAGTATCAGACCACTGCTATCAATCGTCATAGCTGTAGTCGTTCCAGTAGCTTCTTTGATTGTGCCTACACCAAGCGCACCACCAATATTACCACCAGCCGCTTTACTTAGTGCATCAGCAAGCTGAAACTTCTCATATATAACAATCTCAACCACCTGCCCAGCAGTCAGTGCAGATAGCCCACCCACAGTGTTTGCAGTTGTGGTGTTGTAGTCTGTACCAGCTACGAGTGAAATACCATTTAGGCTTACGTCAATTTCAGCGTTAGCAGCAAAGGACAAGCCAGCTATCTGTGATGTACCGATAGATGTCTCACCACCTGTAGCTGTGTAATAGTGTCTTGCACGAACAGCCTCGCTGTTAATCTTAGCGACATTAAAGATGTCATACACTACAACTTCTACAATGTCGTTGGCAGCAAGTGCAGCTAGGCTGCTGATTGTGTTGGCTGTGCCTACGCCATAGTCAGTGCCTTGCACAAGCAGGATACCGTTGAGGTATACATCTAAAAATTCACCGTCAGTAAACTTTAGTGTTTTGCTATTGTCATCTGCGCCAGACAGTGATGTTTCACCGCCAGTAGCAGTGAAGTGAAAGCGTTGTCTAACGCCTGAACCTGTTGGTGATTTACCTATGTATGGCATTGATTATTCCTTATGGTTTAGTAGGCCACGCAAAGCCTTTATCATCCATTGATGAGTGTGTTTTAGTTATATCTCGTAAATCTTGTCTATATTTCTTTTGTGCGTCTGTCATTGTTAAATCACTAGATGCCCACCAGTCTGTTTCTTCAATACGACTATTACGTTCTGCACGAAGATTTAAAAGTTTTTCTTCAGCAATAATAGTATCATCACTAATAGCATTGATTTTAGAGTTAGATGGTTGTTTTACAGAGGGATGCTCCCACTTTTCAATAATTTCAACACCAGCATTAGACAAAACTAAAATTGTTCCTGTTTCTGGATTAAAATCATCAGAAGTTAAGGAAGGTTCTAATTTCATAATTTTACTAACTAAACTCATTTCGTTCTTCCTTATTGGTCAATTCTGAACCCTACGGCAGTACAGCCCCCACTCCCACTTAAAGTTACGGCTCCGCCATTTGTAAATAATGCTGCTTTTATATAATCTGTTGAACCATTTACATCCACTATAGCAGATACTGTAGGCCAGTCCAATACTGCACCACCAGTATGATTTCTAATACCAGAAACTACGTGTAAACTTGATGTATTTTTATAGATATAAGCTGATGGTGTGAACCCACCAGCCGCTGTCATGCTACCACAACAATAAAAAACGACTAGGAATCTTCCGGCTACACTAGGTGTAATTTCAACATTGTTTGCTAAAGTAACATTATTAGAGGATGTTAAAGATGCCGTAGGAAAAGTTAACGTGCTATTACTTACACTCCCACTGTACGAAGCAACAAAAAAATCTGCCGTTACTGGATACCCGGCAATTGCAAAATCTGCTAAATCACGTGCTTGTGTCATTATGGTTTCTCCGGCCATTTAACATCATCTAGTGATGAGTATGTTTTAGTGATGTCACGCAAGGCTTGGCGATAAGTAGACATATCGTCTGTCATGGTTTGGTCAGATAATCCGTAATGGTCTGTTTCAGCCAGCTTTGCATTACGTTCTATACGCAATGCTAATATATTTCGTTCAGCCGCCCCATCATTCCATGCTTTTTCATCAGCATCTCTTTGTGCATTTTCTTCTGCTGTGAAAGGAACTGATACTCCGTTTATGATATTGTATCTTGTCATATTGTTACCTATGCTGAACCTAGTACACCAAACACCCCGATTTTACATCTAGCAAAATTGCCACCATCTGCGCAGAAAAATGTTATACCTGTTGGTTGTGTTGTAACAACAGAGGGGTCTAAGAACGAACCAGATTGTACTACAGCACCTACTGTATTTGAGTTGGTTCTAAATGTGATGCTTGTTAACGAGGCACATATATCTGCTGCCCCTCTTTGTTTAAAATCAAGAAAACTTTGAAATATACAGCCTATCTCATTATCGGCTACACTACCTGTGTTACCACAAATTTGACCAAAAGTCCTGTTAGTCAAAGAACCACCTTCTAAAAATGTCTCATAGGCATTTGATGTGCTAATAGCAGTGCCACCACTATCTAAAAACCTAAAACTCAAATCAGTGCCATCTCCAACGGGTAAAAAGTTACCATAGAAAACATAGCGTTCATATTTTGTTACATCCATAACTGAACTATTAAATGTAATAGATGCACTGCCTGTTGCTTCGGTTGTTTGAAGATGTACTAATCCACCAGCACCTGTCACCGTGCCAGTAAAGGCAAATGTATCAGCAAGGTTCATGCTTTCAGATTGTATTTTAGAAAGTGCCATTAGCTACCCCTTATGCGTATGGGCTATCACCAAGCACACTTGTATCCCAAGCCGCTTTTAATTTTGCAATTGTGTCTGCGTCCGTGATTGCTTTTGCAGCAGGTGCATCACGCAATGCTTTCTTCTTAGCTACAGAAGCAGCTTGTGCATCACTATCGGCAGCTTCTAATGCTTTCATATACACTACGTCTTCTGCATCAAGCAAAGGCGCACGTACCTCACGAATTTTATCTTTAAATAACTCTTTTGACTTGGCTAGGTCTTCTGTAATTACAGTGCCAGATAGTGACCATGCTTCACGAAAGTCTCTGTTGGCAGGAACAGTTGCATCTGCGGCATTAATTTTATTACCATCCTTGTCAACAATATATGTTGTTACAGCCATGATTTACTCCTTATGCTGCTAATTCTAAATCATCAGAAATGCGCCATGCGTTGCGCCATTCCCGTGTTTGAGGTAACTGTTCCTTTTTGCAAATTACCATCTTGGGCTTGTTGCCCTCATTCCAAGATTGCCACACGTGCTGTGGCACATCTTTTTGAATCAAGTATTCAATTGCTTCTTCTTCTGTCATCGCTGGCATTGGTTCTGTCTCATGCAACAGATAGCCCCGTGTATGCTTCTTGAAGTCGGGCTGTGCTTCGTCCTTTGCCAGTTCCCAATACACCCACACAGGCGGTAGAATACCACCCTGAAGCGCACAAGCCATCCAGTTAGGGTCGGGTATTAATACGCTTGCACAATCATCTACGCTTTTTTCATACACAACACGATAGTCAGACTGATAACCTTCTAGGTTCTCCTTTGCCCAACATAGACGGTCAAACAAATGTGTGCCTTGAAACTCTGGTGTTTGCATTATGCTAACTCTCCTACCCACATCCAACCATGAGGACCATCATTGTTACTAGTGCCGCTATGTTGTCTTACTGAAAAATCAGAAGATGTTGTGGTGCCACTACCAATTCGCAAATATCTAGTTCCGCCAGCAGCCATTCCAGAAAAAGAAGACGAATCCATTTCTTCTACAGCATTGTTTATAAGAACATAAGTATACTGTCCAGCAGTTGTTTCATCTGTTTTTGATGACACATTTAAGGAATTACTTATTGTTGCGCCAGTGGAGTTAATGGTTGCCGCCCACGCTTTTAAAGTTCCGTTTACAACATACTTTGAACCAACTGACGTTGGTATAGTTACACTAGCACCGCTTACAGTTTCAGTTGAATTTGTGCCTTCAAATGTATCTGCTACAATTCTACCAGCCATTATGCTAAATCTCCGTGAACCAATACATTAGATAAATTCCAATTGTTAGAACTTCCAGAACCATCATTAGTCAAATTTTGCAGACTTGACGTAGTGAGTGTGGTAACAAATGTATGGTGTATAGAAAAATTTGTACCAGCAGACGTATGGCCGCCCGAAACGGCACAATAATTAGCGTTACCCATATTATTCGTAAATCCTAACGTGAAATCACCAGTGCCATTATCTACAGTGACGCTCATATTGAACGAATCCCTATCATAATCAGCAACCGCACCTGTTGCAGTTCCGTCAAAATTTATCCAAGCCTTTGCCAAACCCTGTTCAAGAGACTGTGTAGCACTAGCACCAACAGTCACGGTGACAGTCTTAGCAGTGGTCTTGCCAGTGAGGTTATCTACTTTTATCTCACTCATGCTAAGTCTCCGAATATCGCTAAATAGTTACCATCAACGTCTGCTACAGCACCATTAGAACTTGCATTTGCACCATATGTTGTTTGTGTCCTTACTGTATTTGTAGCGTTGCTTGCATTATTTTGGTACGCATTTAATCCTCTTGATGCCCCCGCTACAAGATTAGTTCCGCCATCATCAGTATTCCATCCGCTAAACATTACCTGTCGCTGTGTAGCACTGCTGTAGTGATTAGTAAAAGTGTGAACAACCGCACCAGTAGCCGCATCAAGCCCACTTGATATGTTTAATGAATCAACAGTGTTATCCGCTGGCTGGTCAAAAGTGTGAAGTGTAGTCGCTGCCCTCTGCTTAGTCAGCGTAATTGGACCTGTGCCATTCGCTGCGGATATTGTATTTGCTCTTATTTCACTCATGCTATCACCAAGTTACCGCCGGATGTTACCGTCAGTGTTATCCCTGTTGCGACAGTCAATGGCCCAGCAGCTAGTGCATTTTCATCTGCATCAATGGTTGTGTCTGTGTCTAGCTGTTGCTGATGCACACGGAAGATGTCACCTTCCTTGCCACCATTAACTGTGCCGTTGTCACCTTTGAACACACCGCCACCACCACCAGAACTAGAACTACCAGTTGTGCCGATAGCTTTGCCTTGAAACACAACATAGAAATCATCAGTGGTTTCTACATCACCTGTCATAGTAAGGGTAGTGCCGCCTGATGTATTATAGGCTACACCCGGCTCTTGACGGACGTTATTTACGAATACTTCAATTTCATTTGCACTACCAACAGAGTGGTCTAACGTGTACCCACGTTTCGCAGGTACACCTGTTATACCAGTAAGGTCTTGGTATTCAACCTTGGTGGTTAGTATTGCAGGTTCGTTACCGATATATGGCATTAGGGTGTAATCTCCATGATGCTCAGAGTCGTGTCAGCACTATTGGCTGTATCTGAGATAACGCTAATAGTGTGATTAGCTTCCATAATAATCTTATTACCTGCCATATATTCAAATGAGGATGAGGAAGGAATAGGAATATCTTTTGCTAAAAATACGTTTGCGCCAGCGTTTAGTTTAATATCTACAAGTATTTGACTGCTAGATGTATTAGCAATAGTCAGGCCAATAACAACAGTAGCAGTAAGATTAGTTGTATCTGCTGTGTAGACATTCATGGCTGTGTTAGCATTAGTGCTAGAGCCATCAAATGTTTTTACTTTGAAGGTATTAGCCATAATTCACTCCTTACGCAATATCGTTGATAAGGGCAGCAACTACACAATTAACAGTGCTAGAACTTGTAACACAGGTTAAGTCTGCAACTGTAGTATTAGGAATATTTGCAAACCAAGCACTATTAGCAGGAATTTTAATTGCATCAACTAAGCTAGTGGTTACAGTTCCTTGAGTATCTAAAGCTACGTAAACATCATTACTTGTATCTGTATTTTTAATAAACAGAAATTTAACTTTATCTCCCGTAGCAATAGTTGCAGGGGAACCACCTGTTGCAATAGCATCTACATCAATAAAAGCACTACCATTTTCAATAAGCTGGTCGGTTGAATTTCTTACTTGAGTAAGTTGATAATACCACTTATCACCTTGATTGTCCGTGCCTTGTGTTACAGTAAGACTACCAGAAATAACTTTCTGAATTTCATCAGGCAATACCGTTGCCTGTACGGATATTACGGCATCGTTTGCCATCTGTCCTTCTCCTTTAATTAAGGCTTATAACACTATAATTATACCACAATCATAATGTTTTGTCAAGCACTTTTTATCCAAGTGCTATTGCTAATGCGGTAGGGTCATCTTGTGAAAACCCTGCGCTTGTTAAGTTTGCTTGTATTTGTGTAAATGTTGCTTTTTTTCTTACACTGCCTGATGTATCGTGTATTAAAATTTCATCATTGTTAGCAATAGGGTCTGATAAAGCAGCTATGCTATTTACATCAAAATCTGTTAAATTACCTGTTGTTATTATTGTGCCAGTTACAGCGGGTAAAGTTACAGTTACGTCAGCAGTATCGGCAGCACCAACCAAAGTTACTGCGTTTGTGCCGTTGTCTGTATCTTCTTTAAATATAATAGAGCCAGCAGAAGAAGCTGAACCTGTTAAGATAGGAGCAGTTAAACTTTTATTTGTAAAAGTAGTTGTACTATCTGGTGTTACGCTGGATACATTAGCACTAATATATGCTTTGATAGATTGTTGTGTAGCCAAACCTGTAGCACTATCAGATGCAAAATCATCTTCATCAAGAATAGATGTAATGGCTGTTGAGCCAGAAGCAATCTTTAACTTGCTAATGT